GAAGAAGGTCAAGATACTAATCGTGGCGCAGGATATATTAATGTTGTTCCTATTGCTAAAGGTAAGAGTGAAGTTAGTTGACAACATTCATAAATGATGTTATACTATATTTAAATTAACACAATAAAGGCAATACAATGGCAACTTATGTACTAGTAGACACTGCAAATACTTTCTTTCGAGCTCGGCACGTGGTACGTGGTGATATTGATACTAAGGTAGGCATGGCACTGCATATCACACTTAACAGTATTAAAAAGGCTTGGAAGGACTTTAATGCAGATCATGTTGTGTTCTGCTTAGAAGGTCGTAGTTGGCGCAAGGACTATTACGAGCCTTACAAGCGTAATAGGCAAGTTGCTCGTGACAAGTTGACTGTACAAGAGAGTGAAGACGATAAAGCGTTTTGGGAGATCTTTGACGAGTTTAAGAACTTTGTTACAGACAAGACTAACTGTACTGTTATGCAACACAAGCAACTAGAAGCAGATGATCTTATTGCAGGTTGGGTACAAGCACATCCTAATGATCATTGTGTTATTATTAGTACAGATGGCGACTTTGCACAACTAGTAGGCCCTAATTGCACACAGTACAACGGTGTTGCTAATGTAACTATTACAGAGCAAGGCTACTTTAACGATGACGGTTCACCTGTTATTGAAAAGAAGACTAAAGAGCCTAAGCCTGCGCCGCAGCCTGACTTTATGTTGTTTGAGAAGTGTATGCGTGGCGACACTAGTGATAATGTGTTTAGTGCTTACCCTGGTGTACGCAAAAAAGGCACTAAGAACAAAGTAGGTCTTATCGAAGCATACGAAGACAAAGGCACTAAAGGCTACAACTGGAATAACATGATGCTACAACGCTGGACTGATCATGAAGGCGTAGAACATCGTGTACTAGATGATTACAATCGCAATGTTGTATTGTGTGACTTAACTGCACAACCTGCAGACATTAGAGAGATTATTGATACAACTATTGCAGAACATGCAGTGCCTAAGGACATTAGTCAAGTAGGCTTGCGTCTTATGAAGTTCTGTGCAAAGTGGGATATGCAACGCATTGCAGATCAGGCACAGGCTTATGCAGAACCATTACAAGCGAGGTACCCGGCATGACATTAAAAGCAAAACCTGTATTAAAAGATAAGTTTTGGATTATCGAAAATGGTGATCAACGTATTGGAACAATGTCGTGGAATGATGACAGATATATGTTTAGTAGTAAAGTAGAAACATGTTTCTTCGACAACAAGCGGGAAATGAAACAGCGATTTGGTTCAGAAATAGTTTGGACCGACATTACGCCTAATACAAAGACCGATGATCACAGTACTAAGACAATGCACGGATTTCCAACTAGTGTTACTCCATATAATACTATGTTTGATGTAAAGCGTAAACTTCCTTTGTTTACTAAAAGTGACAAATCTAAAAGTGCATATTGTGCAGGCTATTACATTATTCAGTTTGAAAAAGGTTGGGTTAAAAGTTTTTGTCCTAAACTTATTACAGTTGAACGTTATAACTTTAAAGGCCCATTTAAATCAGAAATAGAAATGCGTCAGGAGTTATCACGTGCAAATCATTGAACCATTAAACACAATCCCTTTACAGCAATTTTTAAATGCTGTAAAGGCTGCTGAACAAAGTCGTGCAAGAGAAGTTAAACTAGATATTGCTACTGCAAAGACACTAGCGTTTACATTAGGTGCTGTTATGAGCCGCTTACATGGTGACCTTGAACTATTAGTTGCGCAGTCTAACAATAGCGACGATGAAGTTATTCAGATTAATTTAGACGGAGGATCAAAGTTTTAATGGTACAGATAGTAGATAACTTTTTGCCTGAAATTTTATTTAGAAAATTTCAAACCTTAATGATGGGAGCAGAATTTCCATGGTATTTTGTCCGAGGTGTTTCAGACCACACAGATAATAATTATTACTTTATTCATAACGTGTTTGGGTGTTTAGAACACGACAAAGGAGACGGGTTTAAGTATCGAGATATAGAATCGGCATATTATAAAGACATGGAAATATTGTTGCATTTTATAGAGGAAAAACTTAAATTTCAAACTCATAATTTACTTAGAATAAAGTGCAATTTATATACCAATCAAAATACTAATCTAGCACATCCTCAACATATCGATCACGAACAACCTCACTATACTGCTATCTATTATGTTAATGATAATAATGGTCCTACTACTATAGGTGATCAAGATGTTGAATCTGTAGCAAATAGGCTTGTATTATTCGACGGATTGACTCCTCATAATAGTAATTTGCAAACAGATACTATAGAACGTATAAACATTAATTTAAATCTAGTTGGTAAATTTTTAAGTGCGTAGATAACTCTAAAAAAGATAAATATATGCGTAGTTAATTAAAAGGAATTACGCATATGAGCAGACCAAAACCAACGGTTATTTTAGAAAATATTAATAGTAAAACTTATAAAAGCGAACAAGTACTAGAAGCAGATGCTATTTGGGCTGTATTTTACTTAGAAAAGCCATTTAATCTTAAAAGTGCAAATGCACTTACAAATTATCCAGGTCCTAAGTATAAAAAAGTAAGTTTCTCTAATCCAGGACATGCACATAATCTTGCTAAAAAATTAAATGTTATGTTTAAAACTACAGACTTTTCTGTGTATAAACTAACTTCTGGCGAAGTAGTTACAGAAGAATGAACTGGAAAGAAACATATACTAAGTTATTTTTAAAAGAACTTGGTAAAAGTACAAATCCTGCTACAGTAAGCGAATATATGCCCTTATGGTGGAAGAACAATAGAGATAAAAACTCAGGCGGACTTCGGCTAACAGAAACAGGATTTGATGTACTAACTCTGATAGACTTGGCAACATATGACATACCATATCCAAGAGATGTACCATTATCTACTCAAGTAATCATACACCTTGATAAGTTTATTGACTGTCCTTACTACCTTACAAATAGAAGTATTATAGTAACAAACGAAAAGAAAGCAGTCGAACTAACTCTTTTCAGTGGTGATTTACGTAAATATGGCCTCACAAAAGCAATTACTAGACAAAATAAATCCTAAGTTGTTGTTTTTAAACAAGTTCTTTTTTTAGAAAATGGTTGACAAATCCTGTAGATGTGTTATTATATATGTATAGTTTAAATAAAGCAACGCAAAAAGAGGGTACTACAAATGGATACTTCAACTCGCACAGTTAGTCCAAATGGCGCAAAAAACAGCATTAAACATGCGCTTAAAAAGCAACGTCCTATCTTCCTATGGGGACCTCCAGGCATTGGCAAATCAGATATCGTACAGCAGGTTAACGATACTTTTGCAAATTCGCACTTGATTGACATTCGCTTGAGTCTTTGGGAACCTACAGATATTAAAGGCATTCCGTATTTCGACAGCAACTCAGGTACAATGGTGTGGGGCGCACCTAGCGAACTTCCGAGCGAAGAATTTGCAGCACAATATGACCACATCACGCTATTCTTAGACGAAATGAACTCAGCAGCGCCTAGTGTACAAGCGGCAGCATACCAGTTGATTCTTAATCGTCGTGTAGGTACTTATAAACTTCCAGACAACGTATCAGTTGTTGCGGCTGGCAACCGTGAAGCAGACAAAGGTGTTACGTATCGTATGCCTGCTCCGTTGGCCAACCGCTTTATTCACTTAGAACTTGCTGTTAACTTTGATGACTGGTTTAACTGGGCTGTTGCTAACAATCAGCACACAGATGTTGTAGGTTACTTGACATTTGCAAAAAAAGACTTGTACGACTTTGATCCTAAAAGTTCATCACGTTCGTTTGCAACACCACGTAGTTGGTCATTTGTTTCGGAATTGATAGAAGATGACTTAGACGAAGCAACTACTACTGACCTAGTAGCAGGTGCGGTTGGTGAAGGGTTGGCTGTTAAGTTTATGGCGCACCGTAAGGTTGCGTCTAGCATGCCTAACCCAAGTGACATCCTAGCAGGCAAAGTACGAGAGATGAAGACTAAAGAAATTAGTGCAATGTACTCTTTAACTGTGTCTTTGTGCTATGAACTTAAAGAAGCAAGTGATGCTGGCGACAAGAAGTTTGATGACAAAGTGAACAACTTCCTACGCTTTTCAATGGATAACTTTGATACTGAACTAGTTGTTATGGGTATTAAACTTGCACTAACACAGTATTCGTTACCAATTGACCCAGACGAAGTAGAGTGCTTCGATGAGTTCCATGAGCGTTATGGCAAGTATATTAAGGCTGCACAGGAAGCATAAGATACAAGAAGGACGGGTTCTTTTGGACCCGTCCGTTCTTTCGGAATAATAATGGTTGACATATATACTAATGATGCTATAATATATGTATAAGTTAATAAAAGGGCGATGATAATGGCTACTAAAGATACAGCAAGTAAACTAAAAAACTTTACTCCAGATCCAGATATTACTCCAGAAGCATTAGAAATAATGCGTGTAGAAGTAATGGACCGTATTATTACGGCACGTATTGGTTTGCTATTGCGTCATCCTTTCTTTGGCAATATGGCTACACGTTTAAAGATTGTTGCTGCCGATGATTGGTTACCTACTGCGGCTGTAGACGGGCGTAACTTATATTATAATACACAATTCTTTAATGCAATGAATAACAAAGAAATTGAGTTTGTTGTTGCACACGAAATTTTGCATATGGTATTTGATCACATAGGTCGTAGAGAAGACCGAGACCCTATGATCTATAATATTAGCGCAGACTACATTGTAAACAATACACTTGTACGTGATCGTATTGGTGTTATTCCTAGCATTGTAAGTTGTTATCAGGACTTTAAATACGAAGGCTGGACTAGCGAAGAAGTATACGATGATGTATATGAGCAGGCTAAAAAGAACGGCGAAGAGTACTTGAAGCAACTTGGTGAAATGCTAGACGAACACCTCGATATGGACGCAGATAATGAAGGTAGTTCAGACGGTGACATAGGCGAAGACAGCAACGGTAATGCTACAAGCGGAAGTAAGCCTACATATTCTAAAGAAGAAGAAAAGCAAATCAAAGATGAGATCAAAGAAAACATGATCTCAGCGGCACAGAGTGCAGGTGCTGGTAATGTTCCAGGTGCAGTACAGCGTATTATTAAAGAACTTACAGAACCTAAGATGAACTGGCGTGAGATTATTCGTCAGTCAGTACAAAGCACAATTAGAAGCGACTATACTTTTAGTCGTCCTTCACGCAAAGGACAAATGAGCGGTGCTATATTACCTAGCATGGACTTTGAAGATACAATTGATATTGCTGTATGCATTGACATGTCAGGTTCAATTGGAGAAGTGCAAGGCAAAGACTTCCTAGGCGAAGTCAAAGGCATCATGGAAGAGTTTCCAGACTACAATATTAAGGTATGGTGCTTTGACACTCGGGTATATAACGAAGAAGACTTCGAAGCAAATGACGGTAAAGACTTGTTAGACTACGAACTAATGGGTGGCGGCGGCACTGACTTTATGGCTAACTGGACATACATGAAAGAACAAGAGTATGTTCCTAAGAAACTTATTATGTTTACAGATGGATATGCTTGGGATAGTTGGGGTGATCCAGACTACTGCGACACAGTATTTGTTATCCACAGCAACCGTGACAAAAACTTAGAAGGACCGTTTGGTACATCAGTACACTACGATGCGGCTGCATGATAAAAAATAGAACCCCTAATCCATTAAATGTATTCGAAGTGAGGCAAGTCAAAGCGGCGCCGCCCCATTTCGAGTACGTTAACTTACCTATGAAATATAATTTAGAAGATAGTCTAGTCAAGTGGATTAAACAACACTTAAAAAATAGATTCTATACAGGCAAAAATGTAAGTCTCGACAATGAAAACAAGTTAGTACAAGTATTAACTGTAGGTTTTGAGGAGACAAAAGACATGAGTTATTTCATGTTAGCGTGTCCACATTTAAAGTACAAATAAATAAAGTACGCATATATACTATAACAAGGAGAATATTATGAGCGAAGATACAACCGTTGAAGCAGAAGTTGCAGCAACACCTGAAACTAGTGAAGCACAAGGTCCTGATCTAACTGTACAAGATCTGCAAGCACTGAAAAGCATCATCGATGTTGCAAGTCAACGTGGCGCTTTTAAGCCTAACGAAATGATGACTGTAGGACAAACTTATGGTAAACTAGAAACATTTTTAGCAGCCGTTGCACAACAGCAGCCTGCACAAGGAGCATAACATGGCACTTAAACATGTAGGCCGCATGGCTAACAATCAACGTAGAGTAATTGTCGCATACAAAGTATTGCCTGGGGATCCAGAGCATTGTGTTGTAGTAACAACTGAAAATTTAGAAGCCGGCGATCACGACGCACTAATCAAGTTAGTTGAGTCAGCATCTGGTCAACAAGCAGACGACTTAGCAACTGTTATGATGCGTACACAACTATCAGACGGTAGTAATATGCTTGCACGTTTCCACACAACTGGTAAGATGGTTAAAGTTAAAACTGCTGATGTTGAAATGATCCCTAATCAAAACACACGTATTAGGTTAAATGAACTTAACGAAGCAATTGCAGCACAGCGTGGCGTTACAGTTAACGACTTAGCAGTTACAGGCACAGACGGAAAAACTATTCAACAAGCATCTACTAGCCAGCCAGTAATGACTGCTAGTGAAATGGCTGCGGCGGCTCCTAGTGTTGCACCTGTTGCAGACGATGGTGTGATCACCGACGAAGTACTTGCTAAAAAGTTTCGCAGTGATGCAGATCGTTTGAGCAAAGAGGCAGCAGAGTTACGCAGGCAAGCAGAAGAACTAGTTCCGACTAAAAAGAAAGCAGCGCCTAAGAAGACTGCTGCAAGTGCCTAAAAATAAATTACCTCCCGAAGTAATTTCACAATGGCCGGAAGTGTTTACTGATGTAGAGATTAAAGCCGTTCCTATCGAGTATATACATTCTGCTCATGTTTACTTTCATGATGGTAAAATTTGGCAAATTGATATAGATAAACAAGATATAAGCGGAACTAATGATGTAAACGCAATTGAAAACAGTTTAGAAACATTTTTAGCAGAATACAATGATCAAATATCACATGTCGACTTTCGACTGAATACTTCTAAGGTTGTTGCAGATGTTAAGAAAAGAACTAAAAGTTTTATGAAGAAGAGAAAATAGATTGATAGTTATCTTTAAAAATGTATAAATACTAATAATAGATATTCTAGGAGTATATACATGGCATTACGTCTAAGACGCGGCACAGATGCAGAGCGCTTGCTAATAACACCCGTAGAAGGTGAGTTAATCTACACTACTGACACTAAGTTATTATACGCAGGTGACGGTAGTACTGCTGGCGGAACGTTAGTTACTGGTTCAGGTGGTGGTGGCGGTTCTACAACATTAGATGCACTTACTGACACTGATTTAACAGGTGCAACTAATAACGATGTACTAAAATTTAACGCAGGCACTAACAAATGGGAACCATCAATTGTTGGAGTTGGCGTACTTGCACTAAATGATTTAAGTGATGTTACTATCGGTACACCAACAGAAGGGCAAATTCTATATCACAATGGTACTTCGTTTATACTATCAACTATATCTGAGATTGTTACTCCTGGTGACCAGTTAACTGTCACTATTTTAAGTGATGATAGTAATATCATGGTTGATCCTGATAGATTTGAATTAGCAGGTAATCTAACTGGTAATGTAACTGGTGATTTAACTGGTGCTTCTGCTGGTGTTCATACTGGTGCAGTAATTGGTAATGTAACTGGTGCAGTAATTGGTAATGTAACTGGTGACGTAACCGGTGATGTTAAAGGTAGTGTATTTGGCGATGATAGCACACTTATTATAGACAGTGTTAACAACATTCTAGTTGGCAATCTAATTGGTGACGTAACTGGTAATTCAACTGGTATACATACAGGTAATTCAACTGGTATACATACAGGACCTGTAGATGGCGATGTTACAGGTAGTGTATTTGGCGATGATAGTTCATTACTTGTAGATGGCATTAACAACACTCTAGTTGGTGATGTAGATTCCAATATTATTAACGCTACCAATTTAACTGGCGGCGACATAAGAATAGGCGGAGACACACCAAATCAAATTGTAAATCGTAACGCTGCATCAACTAGTTTAATTCTTACAACTGCAAATACAGCAGGAACTATTAATTCTCTCAGGCCACTAAGAGTAGGTGGACAATCAGCAGGCATTGTTGATACTTCAGTATCAATTTGGAATGATGCTGTTAATACAAGTGCTTTAATTTCGTTTCATGCTTCAGATACTACTGGAACAGTTTTACAAACTATTGCTAAGGCAAGAGGGAATAAAACTTCACCAACGGCTGTGCAATCTGCTGATAATTTAGGAGTATGGCTCGCTCAAGGCTTTAATGGCGCTGCCTACAGACCTGCGGGCGGTATGGCAGTTGTTGCAGCAGGCGCTCCAACAGCAAACCATATTCCATCTGAAGTTTCGTTGTACACTTCTGCATCTAATGGTAGTCTAGTAACACAATTTAAAGTAGATGCTACCGGTACTGGTACATTTACAGGTGCAGCTCAACTAGCAGTATACGCTGACAACACTGCACGTGATGCAGCAATTACAGCACCTAGTGCAGGCATGACGGTGTTTAACACAACCGGCGCTAAGTTCCAAGGCTATGACGGCAGTGCTTGGGTAAACTTAAATTAATCATTGACATATTAGTTCTCTCGTAGTATAATAATATTATGAGAGAATATATACAATCAAAACTTCATAACATAAACGTAACTGCAAAGTCTTTAGACTATCACGGAAGCGTAACTATATGTTTAGATTTGCTTAAACAATCTGGCATAGATCCTTATCAAAAAGTTGATGTTGTAAATCTAAACACAGGTAGTCGATGGACTACTTATGCTGTTCCCGGAACAAAGGGATCATTTGAACTCAACGGTGGCGGTGCGCGATTAGGAGAAATAAATGATAAGTGTGTTGTTATAGCATACCAATCTAGCGAATCATTCGAAGGATCTAAAGTTGTGTTTTGTAATAATAAAAATGAAATTAAGGATATGTTAGGTTACCCATGCAAATAATTGAACTCGATCAATCGCATAAGCAGCAATTTGATGAATTTATTATTGAGCAACGCATTACTCGAAATCTCGATAGTGCATGGAATAATATATCTTTTATAGACAAAGGTAGAAGAGTTTTCGCAGCGGTTGACCAAGATGAAAAGTTTATACAAGTAATAGCAGTTAATGACATGCCAGTAAGAGGAGTAGGCTGGATATATTTAGACACGCAGTTATCAAGAAAAGTTGGCATTAAGGAAGGTAAAGAAGTAACATTTACTTTATTAAGTTTTGTTGTAAAAACTTATGAAAAAATTGGTACTTGGGGATTTTGGTGGATTCATGCAGGCAAGCTTAAAAGTCATATTGCTGACTGGGATAGTCGATTTGGAGCACACTATATTAAAGTGTTTGAAAAATATAATATAATGGATATCGCTACTGTGCCAGCCGGGAGTGTAACTGATGTTCCGCTCTACGATTATATTTTAAAAGGCCCATTAGAAAAAGATGCAATAGTAAGATTTGCAGTTGCTTGGAGAGAACATGCTCTTGATATATCTGCTAACAAAGAATCTAGTTTACGATATACCTAATGGCTAATATTTTATTAAATTATCAAACTAGCAATCTAAGATATGCTGTAGAAGAACTAAAAGAACATAATCTATATTCTTGGAGAGCATTGGGCAATGACTTTGCAAGGACAAATTTACCCATTATGCCTTTGCAGATTATTGACAATATAGATATTTACAATATAGATAGAGCAAAGTTGTCTAAAGAGGTATGTAATTTTTTTGATGAAAAAAATATAGATTTAATTTTTCCTTTATACAACGATATGATGTTTCCTTACTTGTATAAAAAGTTAGGATTCACTGATAAACAATGCAACATATTATCTAGTAAGCAAGCGTATACTGCCTTTGCAAAAAGTGTAGGAGTAATAGTTCCAAACACGTATGACGATATCAAACAAGTGACTTATCCTATTATTGCTAAACCAGTAAACGGTACAGGAAGTATTGGAGTCAAAGTATTAAATGACTACAGTGAATATTTCTTTTTTGCTTCTGGAGAAGATATACAGTATAACGACCTAGGCAAGCATTACATCTTCCAAGATTTTATAGATGGTCCTACTATTAGTTGTGCTGGTAGAATTGTAAACGGTGATATATTATTTGATTGTGTATACACTATTGAATCAAGTGATCTACCATACAGAGCAGAAACTGGATTCTTGCTTAACAGTTATTACAAAAATACAGATCCTATAAAAGAACAAATAGAAAAGTTAAGTAACGGCTTAGAACTAACTAACTGTGCATGGATGGCCGACTTTATAAGTGGCAGAGATGGACAATTTTATTTGGTAGATTTTAGTCCTAGACTAAGTGTAAGTGCGCAAGTGTTAATTAAACACAGTGCAGGCATTGACTATAACAAACTTATTGTAGATAGTTTACTATACAAAGATAAAACAAAAGTGCAATTAGATAAGTGCGTAGTTTATAAGTATTTTGATATAGCAAAGGGCAAACATAAAGTAGAGTTTAGAGGCGATACTACACTTGCTGATGAATTGACATTGCCTGCAGAACAGTCTTATTTGACACGCATGGATATGCTAATGGGGTCTAAAGGATTCTGCGTTACATCAGGTGCTACAATTGAAGAAGCCGAAGATAAATGGGAAACAATATCTAGTAACATAATAATTACTAAAGTGGACTAAAGTCTTTTAGTGTTATGTAATCAGGCCTGTCTGTCTTTGTAGTCTTATTATCAACAGAATTGTAGCATATAAACAACACATTCCTGTCCTTAGAGCTTGTATTACGCCCGCTAGTGTGCCACATATTAGCATCCATTACGTACACATCCCCTGCTTTGCCCAGTGCTGTATGACGCTGTAATCCAGTCATAGACACCATATTTTCAGTTATCATACCGTCTTTTTCATTTGCATCGTGCTTAATAGTCCAATTAGTGTTCTTTTTTTCAACCAAGTAATCCTCGCTTCCGGGCAAGACTACTAATGGACCATTTTCTAGTGTCATATCATCTAGTAAAAACAATAAACTTAGTGCATTAGGGGTCAGCATGCCGTCGTGTGCTTGCCAAAACGTATAGTCGCTATGCCATGCATATTCGCCGCCGATGTTTGCAGACTTATAATTAAAATGTACTTGATGAGTGTATATATCTGTTCCCAAGATACTCTTTACTTCGGCTATCATAGGATTAGTTTTAATAAATTTTTCTAATGTAGGATCAAACCAATGTGGAGCAAATATACTTCTTACTGTAGTATTATCATTTTCATAGATAAAAGTTTCAGTATTATCGATTGTTTTTAAATTTTCTGCAATTTTTTTAATTGGCAGAAAATTAAAAACGTTTTTATACAACTTTCCTGAAAACATTATACTAATAAGTCGCCGTATTCATACATTTCGTACAATTGTTGATGTGTAAGCTCATCTTTAAAACTCATTGTTAAAATATATCTGTTTTCGTTTGTACAATTTGTAACCCCATGAACTTCCTGTGTGTTAAAACATATTGGAACTGTGTAATTTACTTGTTCTACTAACTCTTCTTCTACATAATGTTTTGGATGGTATACAGCATCCTGTCCTAGCAAGCCTGCGGCTAATTTAGGACCTTTTTCACCAGACGTATTATGTGTATAAAAGTCCAATGAACTGTTTTTAAAATCTCCTAAAATAGGAACATTAAGGGTACAGCGTCTTGGCTGACAATCAGTGTGTGCTACTATAATTCCGTTTGGTTTAATCATGTTCATTTCTATTTTTCTAAACAGTTCTTTTGGATTTTTAAATTTAAGTGCTATCGGAACATATAGTTCTCTCAGAACTGGTCCGACATTTAGTGTGAATCTTCCTAATCCAAAAGTTGACCATTCAGAAAATGATAGAACGTACTCCTCTAACGCAGCACGTTCTGTTTCATAAGTAAGTTCGGGTAATAAAAAATATTTTTGCATACTGATATTTATGATAAATAGTTTTAAGGAGACACAAAATGATAAAACTAACCTATACATTAAACGAAGTCGACGGCATTGTTAGAACTGAAGATAATGCTCATATTATTGTGGTAATGGAAAGTGCCGGGCGTGATTTAGCTGGGTCAATAATTGAGCCTGTTAAATCGATGATAGACCAAGGCGATATTTGGTTTATGCATGATGAACTTATCAACGATAATCTCGGTATTAACATTGTTTGGATATTAGATAGCCAATCTGCGCTTGATAGATTTAATTCAACTGCTAAATTGGGATTAGATACAATCGGCGGAACTTTTGCACATGAAGAAATAGAATTTGCGGATTTTGCTAATTATGCTGCTGAAAATAGCGAATCAACTTTCAATAGATATATGTTGACATATTTTAGCCCAGCTTAACTCAAATACTCCGTTATATTGTTTTTTTAAATCGTTAATTACAGAAAAAGCCTCATTATTCATTAATGAGGTTTTTTCTATTTGTTCCCAGCCTGTAAATTTTGGACGTTGCGCCAGTTCAAAATCTCTACTATATATCATGTGTTTGCTTGTGCGAGTACTTAATTTTCCGGGTAATTGATTATTTACTAACTGTACAACTCGTGGATCTTGTAAGAAACTAAGAGTTATTTCTGGTGTATATCTTAAAAAATCAGGAGTACCGTCTATGCCTTGTGATGTAAACCAATTCATATAACTATTAACTCTTTCCGTTTCTTCCCAGCGCCAGTCACTATCAAAATTCTTAACATATGGCTCTCCATTTGCCATTATAACAGTGCCGTCAATTTTACTAATGCCATGCATAATACTCGGTATTTGATATGCACAACATTTAGCAGTATTAGCAATTTCAATAATTTTTCCGCTAATAATAAAATGTTCTATATCAATATCAATTACTATTGGTGTTATACCATTTGCTTCACAGTAATTATATGCGTGTACTGTATCATGTGAGTTATATTCACCATAACTTATAATTGCAACTTTAAAATCTATTCCTGCGTCTTTGAAAATGTTGATCATATATTCGCTATCTAGGCCGCCGCTGAATAGCAATACTAGTGGACTGGAGGCAGATTCGTAGAGAATGTGTGCAGCACGTACACATTCTTTATAGAATGATTTTGGCATCTGCGTACACGGCTTAAGATGCACCTTCCAGTCAGAACCGTTTCCGCTAGTTGTAAAATAATCATTATGTGTTAATGGTAGCATAGTTCCCTCATAAATACGTTATGAAACATTTTGAACCCATTGACTTCGATTTTAATCAAAAACAAATATATTCTGATCTTATGGAAATGGGCATCTTTGACAAAAGTTTCCTTGCTACAGTTATTTACAATAACGGACGTAGTAAATATGACCAAGATGGCTTTTTTGATGCAAGAGACGATATTACACATTATAACGAAAATAAAGAAGTCGTTAATGGTAAATTTAATACATTTGTAACCTACAATTTTACGCACATACCTAGAATAAATGAAACTGAAGATAAAAGTTTTGTAGATACACCCGACGGTAGAAAACCCATTTGGCATGTTTATAATACTCCATGGCAGTGGAAAGACGACACGCCCGAGTCACTAAAAACTGTAGTCGAAGGACTGGGGTTAGAATACATAAGTTGTGTGCGACTAGTTGGACAGTCGCCTCCAAGCAAAGGTATTGTACATGTTGATGCTGATTATAAAGACAATATTCGTTATTATAAACAAGGCGGAGTAAGTATTACACTAAATGTAACAGACGGCGGCGGCAATTTACAGTTTAGATCGCCAAAAGGATTAGAAACCGTTGATGAAAGTAAGCACAAATGTTGGCATTTTAACGATGCACTGCCACACTGTACAACTGAAATATCTAGTCCTAGAATACAAATAAGAGTGTTTGGTAAAAAATGACAGATTGGCGCAATTTAATATTTTCTCCTTTAGACTTGCCTGATCCTCCTGAAATTAATATGGACAAATTTATTCAATGGCATAGTGATCAAAAAAAGTTTATGCTTCAGCATAACCAAAATAAAGTAAACAGTACAAATATATATGGAGGATATTGTTGGCATATAAGTTGGGCTATTTGGTGGAATACTTACGAACTAGACAATCCTTGGATATGCGATTTTGATAAACGCTTTCCTGAACTTGTAGAATATATTGGCTTATTTCCCTTTAAAAAAATAAAAAGTATAAGTTTTTTAAATCAAATTGGGGGAGCAAAGGTTGAGCCGCATAGCGATCCTGACAGTATGTGGGGTATGAGATTTTATCTAAAGAACAAAACAAAAGATGCACTTTATTTTAGTAGAATGAAAGAACCTAATAATCATAGAATTGCAACTATGGAAGACGAATCCGGAAACACTGTATCTACACGTAAAGATCATTTAGAGTTTTGCAAGGATGAAAAAATATATGCTAAATTTCCAAAAGACGAATGTGCATGGATGCTTAATAGTCATAGGGCATGGCATGGTTTAGATCAAAATCATTCTCCTACTGGTAGTAGAATAACATGCGCAATCATTGGAGAATATGACAAAGATAAGTTGTTTGAATTATTTAAACATAGTACAGACAAGCATACTAATTATCAAATATGGTGGGACCAATGACAGTACTTTATACTCCTTTAGATTTACCTTCTCTAGATTTTGATAGAGAAGAATTTATCAAATGGCACGAAACTAAGAGGCATCGTAATAGAGACAATATTAATTACGATAAAAAAGACTTTATTGCACCTTGGTTAGTGAGTTTTGCATACCACGTTGACTACGGCTGGTGTAATAGATTTATGAAAGTAATTCCTAACTTTCAAGACATACTATATAATCATTTGCCGTATACTGATATAACATATGTAAATTTCTTAGAACAAAAGATTCCTTGCCAATTGCATCAAGATGTTGGGTCAAGACCAGATCACGAAGATGAACCAGGGGCATATAAAGCCTTTATAGTATATGATGAACCATTAATGTATTTTCAAAAAGGCAAAACAAAAGACGTTATAAGTGAAGAAAAGTTATACATTCACCATCCTAATAATCTCACTAAATGGTTTGCTATAAACAACTACGATGCATATCATGCTGCTGATCTGCCGGCAGTAGGTCAACGTAAAATTATTATGACTATACTAGGAAAACTAGATAAGAAAAAACATAAAGAGATTTTAGATCGCAGTTTAGAAAAATATAAAGATTATTTGATTACATCCTGAATATATTTGTCTACAATCTTTGTTTTATTTTCTCTTAACATCTTAGCAGGAAGTTTATTTCTTAATCCTTGATGTTCAGAATAAAAGGCGTCTAAATCTAATCCTAAACTAGATAGTCCGCCGCATGCCCATCCTGCAACTTTTTGATATTCGTCGTCCATATTACGCAGGTCTTCTGCAATTCTTCCTGCTTTAATTGCATTCATATGCTCATTTTTCCATACCGTCATCCATGCATTAGTTTTACCTGCAAGAGTTGTTTTTAATAACTTTTCTTGATGATGAATTTTGTATCCAAATTTTTCAGGATTTCGGTCTATTGGTGAATGATACTCGTGGTGTTCTTTTGAATGTATAAGCAGCGGATACCAATACCAAAGGTCAATATTAGAATCATTAACTACTCGAGATCTACTTTCTCTAATATTTTCTTCGCTTTGATGAGGAAGCCCAACAATAAGATTAATCTGTACTTTAACTTGTCCTGCACTCTTTTGTTTAATAGATCCAATAGCGTCTAATACTTTATCAATATCTGCACCTTTTTGAATTGCTTTTCTAGTGTCTTTGTTATAACTTTCTACACCAAAACTTGCACCACGCAAACCACTTTCGACTAATAAATCAATTTGCTCCGGCCATCTAACTAACAGTTCCGGTTTGATGTATGTATCAAACTTTATTTTAAATGGCAAACTTGTAATTACTTCGTGCATTAGTTCTAGTTTAACCATACTGTCATTATATGTGTCATCCATAAACCAATAATTTGTTGTACCAAATTGCTCATAGTTGCGCATAAATTCTGCATACATGTCTTCTTTGACTCGTATATAATCAAACTTGCTTTTATTGTTTAATGGAAAATTACAAAATGCACAATTAAATATGCATCCTCTAGCAATTTCCATTGGAAGACTTTGTTGTGCAGTTATTCCATCTTCAGGTTTCCATATTACTGGAATGTTATCTAAATCTTTTCTGTCATACGAATGATTACTATCTACAAGTTTTTTACCTTTAAATTCTTTAAATTTTAAGTTAGTGACTTTGCCTGCTAGATAATTTGTTATAGCAAGTGTTGCATCATCTGCATACCCTGTTACAAATATATCTGCAAAATCTAAAAACTCTACCATTGCTTTTGCGCCGCCTACTACAAATGGAACTCCAAAGCGTTTACGCAAATTACTAAAAAACTCATTACGGTCTTGTAACAATGCACTAGTATTAAAGAAAGTTGTGCTAAACCCTATCCATAAAGTTTCTTTACTAACATATTTTTCTAATGCAAGTTCTATGTGTTCATCTGTTAGACTATGGAAATAATCAATAACTTTTACATTATATCCTTGTGCTTCAAGTTCTGTTCGAATACGATATGCTCCGAGGGCTCTAAAATAACTAGTAGTTCCCATATCAATGCCTGTAAAAATTATTGCGTGGTACATTTGAAGTTCTCTGTTATTTTCATTGTATCAATTACGTCCATTACGATATGATATCTATTTTGGGTTGACTCATTAATATATTGATGTTTAATATTTGCCCAGAACATGTATACACTCCCGTCTGCTTTCATATGCATTCTTGTCTGTTCAACACCATTGTTATTATATAGTATATGACAACATTGCTCATTTGTCAAGAGGGGAATGTGTAATCTAGATTTAAAAGTATTAGAAGGATAATCTCGATGTATAGTACTTTTACTGTGTGGAGGTAAATTGTTTATTCTTACTTTAGACGGTTGTAACCCTTTGCTTTTAATATCTTCCAAAACTTCCTTCATATAACCAACACATAGTTCTGTAGGAACATTATATTTGTGCGGGGCCTTTACAGTTTCGTTAGACTCGCGCCAACCGTCTTGCCAAGTGCCATTACCACTAGTAATGCTCCATCCACCGAAGCCGGGTGCTATAGGACATATTGGATCACCGATAGGTATTACGGTATTTAATAAAAAATCTTGTAGTTTTTGAATATTATAAGAAAATGTGAGTCTTTCAAAGACCATATGACTTAAGCCTTTACTAGCTTTATCACCCAAGCACTTGGGTCTAATTCCCACCATTTATGTTGGAAATTCCAACGTCCTGGCTTTGCATGATGATTGTTGTGCCAGCCTTCGCCCCAAGTAATTGCTGCTAACCACCATGTGTTACGACTATCTTCTTTTGTTTCGTAATTACGATATCCCCACATATGGTTGCCGTAATTGCTTAGTACACTTGTCCAAATTTGTATGCCCATAGGAATAATTCCTACAAATACCAATACATTAATTCCGCCTATAGTATATAATACTGTTAACCAAACTAGCAATATTAAGTAATAATAGTTGTGTAACGCTAAATGAAACTTATTTGTAATTAATCTACGCACTGCCCATTTGTTCATTTCAAAATCATACTTAGGTATTAGTACATTCCATAGACCGTTATGCGGACTGTGTGGATCACCATCGGCATCACTGTTTTTATGATGTTCGTTGTGTACTGCTACCCATCCGATGCTACTTCCTGTGCCGCCTATTGCGCCAAAGAATGTAAAGAGATATTCCATCCACTTATAACGAAACTTAAAACTACCATGAGTTAGATGTCTATGGAATGTAATAGTAATACCTAAGCAACCTGTTAAGAAATACATTCCAAAACTTATTAGCCACCATTCAGCAGCAGGAGCAGCAAATAACATATAAATTATTAATGCTGTTGCTATTGCCTGTATGTACGGAAAATACATTGTATTTGCTCTAAAGACGTCCTTCATAACATTATTTATCGCTTAGTCAGATACTCTTAACAAATTGTGAAGTTTGCACTAATATATTTATATGCGTAGTTAACCATGATAAATAATGTTATGTTAGAACTGCTGCAAAAAATCCCACATTTAGATTTAGGTATTGTTTATGATCCTAAGAAAATGTCAGAAGAAGTTAAAAACTTTGACTATGCAAATTATCAAACATCGTATGCTCAAACAAAAGAATTATATGAAAAAAATTGGAGCGGTGCAAGTTTAGTTAGCATTGACGGGAGCGTATTTGGAGATATGAGCGAACTCAAAGAATATCCTAATACGATGCCTAAAGAAACTGAACTAGCAAAACACTGTCCTTATTTAATGCAAATTTTGCACGACATCGGTAGCAGCAATGAACGTAGCAGAATCATGCGCATTGCGCCTAAAGGCAGTTTAAACTGGCATAGTCATGTTTTACATCATAAACAAGACGCTAAAAGATTAGTAGTTCAAGTACCTATCGTTGTTCCTAAAGGATTTACATATAGTGTAATGCATGCTAAAGATTTAGCATCATTAAAAAAAGGGCAGACATTCCGCACATATGATGAAGAATACGAAGAAGGAAAGGCTTATGTGTTTAATAGTTTCCATCCTCACAATGTATTCAATCCAAGTAACAATTATAGAATTACACTAATGACATATATGAACATTGATAATACAGTAAGTAAACATATTTTAGAAGAAGCAATTAAAAAATACAAAGGGCCGTTAATATGAATATTATTTGTCTTGGTTGTAGTTTTACTGCCGGAATGCCCGAAAACAACTATTATAGTTGGCCTGAAAAATTATCGTACATTCGACCAAATGATAATATTTACAATTTGAGTTTAGGTGGATCTAGTATTCTTTTTAGTCTTTATATGTTACAAGAAATTAAAAAGAAAGTTACTGCTGATTGTATTATATTCCAAATTACACACCCTTATAGATATACAGGTATAAAAAATTTTAATTTTGAAGATGCAATTCTAACAAAGAAACAAAATTATATAAGACTAGACCCAGAAGTTAGAATGAAACAAGATGTTCTTACAATTACACCTAGTACAACAAAGTTTCAGTGGACTTTGAATAGAGAAAAAGTTAAATTTAGTCAAGATTATTATCGAAATTATAGCCGAGAATTAGGCGACATAGAGCACGATGTATATAGAAAACATATTAAAGAAAATTCAAATTTTTGTTTTAATTATGCTGAAATAATAGAAGAAGCAAAATCTAAAACAATTGACAGTGGTAGCCATTTTAATTGCGAAGG